CACTGCGATGCAGAAACTTGAACTGTACGATGTTGACCAGATTCCCGTAAAAGAGGATCGTGGTATACAATACCGTACAGTCGAGTACAACGCTGCGCTGGCGAGGTATCTTAGGCCAATAGAGGCCAAACTGCTTCACTGCGTAGGCGGGAATGCATCGGGGCTTCCGTTTATGGCAAAAGGTCGCACATTGGAGGAGCGAGCAGTTCTTCTGATGCGCATGGCTGATGGCTATAGTGATCCAGTCTTTATCGAGGATGATCACAAACGGTTTGATGCGCATGTAGATCCCAGGTTGTTGCGTGCTGAGCACATGGTTTATAAATACTGCTGTGGTTTTCCCACGGAGTTACGTGACCTATTGCATTGGCAGATAGACAACTATGGAACTACTTGTGGCGGCATCAAGTATCTGAGTAAGGGCAAGAGAATGAGTGGTGATGTTAACACTGCTCTTGGTAACTCCGTAATTAATTATGGACTCTTGTCCTCTTGGTTGGCCCATAGTGGTGTGTCAAAGTTTGATATACTGCTAGACGGTGATGATAGTGTCATTGTGGTCGAAAAGGAGTCATTATCCAAATTAACTAACGTGGAGGATTACATGTTGGTGCTTGGAATGGAGACTGAATTTGCTGTTAAGGATAACATCCAGGAAGTGGACTTCTGTCAGGCCAGGATAGTTCTTGGTCGACAGGGGCCTTATTTCTGTGGTAATCCACGCAAATTCCTCGACACGACGACACTGTCGGCTGAAACTAGGGGCACCGATACTATGTATCAGGTGTTCCGAGCTTCAGTTGCTAGTTTGATGGCTGCTGGTGGCTCAGTGCCCATGGTTAAACCTTTTGCTGATTGGTGTATAGAACATGATGGAAATTATGTTATACCCGAGAAGTGGAGGTACCGTGCTGGTGATTATGGGATGGAATTCCGTGGTCAGGTACCTGAGTGGCTGGAGCCAACAGAGTCGGAGCGACTGTCATTTGCGAATGCTTGGGGTATATCACCAAGTGATCAAGTAGCATTTGAGCAGACTGTGGTTGTAACTCATACTAAGGCTTTCGGAAAGGAAGCTAAAGTAAGGGTCAAGCCAGAAGTCGAAGACGGCTTCGACGCTCTGGTGACCGGCTGCATTGAAGTTGGCATTGATATCGAACACGGTATCACTGAAAGCTTGTTGTGGGTCGA